ATTCCATGTGAGCCTTTGTGTGACCATGAGCTTTCTGGTGCTTTGCAAGTGTGTTCTTTTGTCTGGTAGTCAGTCTCATCTTCTTTTTTGGTATTTGTTGTAAATAGCTGCGTCTGCTGTTCTTGCTTTGTCACCTCTCATATAACTGTTAACTCTTCCAAAAGACCAAGCTTGCATTGTGACATTTCTTGAACCACCAGATAAGTAAGCACCTTGCCCTTTGCGATAAACCTCTGCAAGTTCACCATAGTAAAACCTTGTGCCATCAGCTTTTTTCTTAAGAGCTTTTTTTACGCTTTCGCTTAGTGGTTTTCTTCTTTTTCTTTGTGGTGACATTTTGAGCAACTCTTGATTTTTGTACAGCTTTTATATCAATATACTCTCCTTTTCTATAAGCCTCGGCGGTTCGCTTTATTTCAGCAGCTTTCGCAGCCCTGTTTCTAGAACCAGACAAGTATTTTTTTGCAATACCTGTCTTTTTATCCTTTGGAACTCGCCTTAGTTTTCTAGTCACTTTTTAGTTTTCTTTTTGGCAGTGGGCTTAGTTTCTTTGGGCTTTTTTGTTTCCTCTTCGCCCTGTACCTTAAAAATATATCCCATTATTTTTTGCCTCCTTTCTTTTTCTTCTTTGTTCCTTTGGGTTTCATTGATCCGTAGTGTGAAGGCATGACAATAAAAGTAGCTGTCTTTATATTACTTCCTTTTGCGTTTTTTAGCAGTTGATAAAGCTATTGCTTGAGCTTGTTTTAATGTCTTGCCCTCTTTCATCAGCAAACGTATGTTGCCAGAAATAGTCTTTTGTGATTTGCCTTTTTTAAGTGGCATTACGTCATTAGATGTTTCATTACAAGCATCTTATCTTCTCTTGAAACAGCTTGCACTATAAGCCCTTCTCCTATCTGTAAGAGCTTTTCTCTTTGTTCTCCTCTACTGTTGCTTATAGCTTCAGAAATTTGTTTAGGCACTGTCTTGTCACGAGGAAACTTTTTTGCCAAGCGAAGTGCATCATCTAGTTTCATAATACTTTTAAGGCATTATCTACAGTTTCTTCAACCCAATTATACAGTCTTGGGGCATATTTTTCCATGCCCTCTGGATTTAAGATGTATTGAACAAAGCTTTCAGCAAATAATTCTTGTGGATTTTTTTGTGAATACTCTGTGACAAAGTTAATACCACCCATTTTTTTAAATTTATTTCCAAGTGGTGTCCCTCCAATTCCCTTGAAATGTATTTGATGACCTATTTCGTGAATCATAGTGTTAATCCAGTCAAATTTTTCATCAACTTCGTTACCAGTAGTCCATGCCACACGTTTTGGATCGCCTTTAAATGGTAATCCACGTTGCTTTAGGTTTCTGTTGTAACTGTTTTCAAGCACCCTTTCTGCTGTTTTCTTCATATCTTTTGCGGCTGTTTTTGTTACTTTCAATGCTCCTTTACTTGACGAAACTGAAGTATTAACAACGGAGCAATATCTTGATGTATAACCTAAATTACCTCGCCCTGCTGGTGTAAATACAAATTTAAATTCATTTCTAAAAGCTGCACTTGTTTTGACTGGCTTCTCAAACATAGCTACTGTGAAACCTATTTCTTGCTTTGCATTACCTACATAACCAGAGTCAAAAAGTCTATAAGTTTTTTCAGTTGTTTTATTAGCTAAATTAAAAGCTTTTTTATTCTTAACAACTATTCTTTCAAATGCTTCGTCATAATTCCAGCGATCACCCATCATATTTATATTGTTTATAGTTCCACTTTTTTTAAGATATTGCTTCATTTTCTTAGTGTTAACAGCAACTTTACCACCAAGAGCTTCGATACTATCAATGCTATCGTCAACAAATTCTTGGGCTGATTTAGCTATTTTGTTGGTTTTTAAGTATTCATCAAGACTTGGTGTAGAAATAACTTGTGAACTTCTAATTGTATCAACTGGTTTGGGTTTGGGTTTAACCTTTGGTTTGATTGCACTAGGCTTGCCATATAGTTGTTCTAATCTTGCAAGTGAAACCTCACTTCCATCATTACGAATCATCTTCCGCAACGCTGCCTGTCCAGAACCTTCTCTCTTTGCAAGCTTTTTAAAGAAATTTACCTTGCCTTCATTACCTAAAGTCTTAACTTGCAGCTTTCTATCTTGTTGCAAAAGCCAGTTGCCGTATGGTGTTCCCTGCGGAACTCTCCCTGTAATACTTGGTCTGGTATCAAGTTTAGTTGCTGGTGGTTTTTCAAGTCTTGGAAATTCTTTTTGCAATCTGTCAAAGTCAACAACAGGCACAGTAGTTGATCGACAATTAAAGTGTTGAGGTGGTGTAGGGCCTTTGTTGTAATCAAATATCTGACCATCTAATCTTCGACATATCGGACTTGTTTTAGAGTCTAGCGTTGCAACATATTCATATTTTGGTGCGACCTTTTTATTTGCTGCATAAACAGCCTGTGATGCTTGATTTGTAACTTGATTAACAGATGTTCTGACAATAGTTGAAATCTGATTGTTAGCTACTTTAGTAAGTTCTCCTCCAGCTAAAGCTAACTGTTTGACAGATAGAGGCCCAAAGTCTGCAAACTCAAGCCTACCAACAAGTCTCCTAGTAATTTGGTCTAATGACTCACCAGCAAACACTCCTGATCTGACCGCCAAATCTAATCTTTCTGCCGAAGATTCTGCTAAACCTCTAAATGCTTTGCTTACTGTTGTGCCATTTGGTAGCCTTATTGCAGCCCCTTGCGTAGCAGTAAGACTAAATTTACCAGAGCCAAAGTTTACAAAATTATCTTCTGTAAAAGCTTTACTTGTAAAAATATTTACCTTTGATGGGTCAGTCATAATCACCGACTCTGCATACTTTGGACTTATCGCAACGCTGTTAATAGGCACATCACCAGATGCTGTAACCTTTTTCAATTCGTTTTCAATAAAATCTTTCTGTAATATCGTTACCCCTTGAAGTTCTTTTTTAAAGTCAATAGCAGATTTAGTTGACCAAGTTGCGAGACTATCTTTTGATTGTTTAATTATTGCTCTTAATCTTTTCCTTGTCTGAGGTGCTATTACTACACCAGCATCTGCCGCTTGCTGTCTAAGATCAATCTGCTTAAGTTGTTTTGCTGCATTGACTATTATTTCGTTATAAGTAACAGCATATTTCTTTGCAACAGAATTACTGTACCTATTTAAATCAATAGTTTCCCTAAAAAATACCTCTGGAGTATCCATTTATCATTCTTCCTCTTGCTCCTCTGGATTTGGGTCAGGTTCTTCTGGTGGTTCCATTTCTACCAACCCTCCGCTTTGCGTACTTTCCATTTCTCCTTCGATATCAAAATCATCTCCGAGAACTTCACCGCTAGATAATTGATTTAATAATGTTTCCTGTGAGATAGTGCCAGCAGTAAACAATGTTAATAGGCTTGTTATCTCTTGAGGCTCAAGCCTTGTAGAAACAAAGTCTCTATTTACAAAGCTACTTCCAGCGTTAGGTTCATTTAGATATTCGCTATGAAACTTAAGGCAATTATCAATCAAGTCTTGCATCTGTTGAGCAATTACCATCATGGTGCTGTCATTCTGTGATCTGTCTATCCTTTTTGCCTCTGCTGATTCTCCTACTAACTTCTGCCCAAGAACCGCAGCCAAAGATAAAGTATTAATTTGTTCTTTAAGATCACCAAGCCTTTGGAACTGGCTTGCGTAACTGTCACTAGATGGGCTGATATATTCCATGCGTGACTCAGGTGGCAATGATAGTGCCTCATTAGGGCCTGTTGTTATCTCATCAGCATTTGGATAACCAAAGACAGCTAGTAAAGGCACAGAACTAATGTGCAAAATATTATCCAAGTCTGATTGAATCTGATAATGCTTAAGATTTAACTCTGCTATGTCATACAAGGGGCTGCGTGACTCATAAAAACCTACCCTGTTGGAATATGCCACAGCAAAAGGAATCTTATCCTTGAGGCTCATTTCTCCCTCATCAAATAATTTATATTCACTATTCTTTTTATCTTTTCTATGAATCTCATATCTACCACGTTCTAAAACTCTTATTTGCTTTACTTGCTTTTCCCCATATTTTCCATCAGGTTCTACAATATTCTCCAACAACCTTAACTGTGTAAGCTGTCTTGCACCATCTATAACCTCACTTCTCCACCCCAGAATATTTCTAGGACTATAAGTCACCCAGTAAGGTCTGGTCTTATCGCCTTCTTTTGGTGCATCTACTAATACCCCAACATGACCAAATGATATTGCTGTTCTGGCTGTTTCATATAACCAGACATTCAGATCATTCCCTTCTAAATCTACATCAAACAACTGCTCTCTGACTAAATCAGAAACATCATCAAGCCTTACAGGTTTTCTTGTGAGCATACCGCTTAACATTTTCTCGATTCGTTGTGTAAAAGGAACTACATTGCTTCTGCTGAGTCTGCGATCATAGCTATCGTCAGTTTCCCTTTCAAGTTGTGGAAGATATTTTCTATGCTCACTCCTTACTTTATAAGTTCCTTCCCTGAGATCAGTTATTAAATCCCAAAACTGTGCCATGCGTTGATAGGCTGCATTAGGGCTGGCAACTGTGGTAGCAGCTTGTGTTATGGGCTGATTGTAAATATTTAGTGAGCTATACACAGTTT